TTTCCATTTCCGTTTCCATTGGAATATCCATTGTTGTCACGCATACCATCTTGAACCACGGATTTCTTGTTAGAATAATTCAACATTGAATACACTAAAACAATAACACCCAAAATCATAACTACTTGAGTCATATTCAAGTTCTTTAACAACTTATTAAAATTCATTATATAAAACTAATGATAAAATAATTTTACTTATAAATATTTATTTAATTCCTCATTATATTTCACAAGTTCTTCTGTAGATGCGTTGGAGAGATTATCCATATCTTCTTCTTCATCACTACTTTCATTCTCTAATTCATCCAATAAATACAATTTTTTAATCCGTCTTGCCTCTAAATAACCTTCCACCACCAATTTTTTCGCGTATTTAATTCTTTTACGAATATCTTTATACATATCATAATATACCTTGTTTGGTTCTTTCAATTTAATGACATCTGAAGCATCTTGTGGAATAAGAGTATCAGTACATTCCTCCATTTCAGGAAAGCTAGTAGTTGTGTGTTCTTCTAAATCTTCTGGAACAGAAATTAATTCATCTTCCTTATTCTCAGATGTTTCATTCTCTTTATTCACTGGTATATTATTGTCTTTCTTTTCAGGCGTATCACTAAATAAAACCTTCTTATTAATTAAACATTTTTTCATCACTTGTTCTTCCTTTTCTAAAATGAGAATTTGTTTTATATAGGGATGAAGAGAGATACTTGTATTTGTAATTTTAATTCCATCAAATTGAAGGATACAAATAAGATCTCTCTCTTGAATATCCTTCATTTCTAAAACATTTTCTTGTTCATCAAATATTTTAATATCCTTACTATCCTCTTTTACATAACAACGAACTAAACTTTGTTCCCCCTTGTATTTCCTAAACGAAGAAGAGAAAAACTCTTCAATATCATCTTCTTCCATGGAACTTGAAAACCATGTATCATTATGTTCTAAAATCCGCGATTTAATATGTTTTTCTAGTTGTTGTAACCAGATAATAGTGTTCTTGTTTTCCTTAAATAGAAGATCTATGTACTTCTTTTTATTAGTTTCCACCAATCCATGTTTACTTCTACATATAGTGGTCTGTAGAGTAATAGGTCGGTCTTTGTAAAATAATTTAGAATAAAAAGCACCACCTTTGATTCGTTTTGGTGTATCTAAAAATAAAGAAGAGTATTCAACCTCATTATTCGTGTATAAAATGTGATTCATCTAAAGAGTAGAGATAAAATATAATGTTAAAATTCACGCAATAAAATATTATGATTAGATAAGTATGTTATTAAAGGAAAAACTAGTGGAAGAGTTTATTGCGTTATTTCAGAGAGAAGATATAAAATATGAATTGAAGAAAATCCTTCGTCCTCTTTTGGATGTTATTCTTCAAGATATTTATCCCTATATTTATCTTTCCATACTTTTTGTATTAATAAGTTTTCTACTCACTTTAGGAATATTCATTATATTATTGCAAAATTATGTGAAGTAAAATTATTTTCTATATAGATAATATAAATGCCACACAGACCAACAGGAGGAAACAACGCTAATAAACCAAAAAAACCAAAAAACACTCAACGTCCAATTTCACGAAGAACCCAACGAAGACGCCGTCGAGGTACTCAACAAGGTGGAACTCAATGTGGAGGAAACACCTGTAATGGGAATAATAATACACACAGTGGAGGCGGTGGAATTGGTGGTGCGTTGCGAACTGCTCTCCTACCTTTCTTGATGTATTCCGCTCAGAAACACCAACAGAGTAGAACCAAGCGTCGTCGTGGTCGCCCTAAGACGAAGCGTAGCAAGAGGTAAAGTTCTGATAAATTATATTAAAGACCTTTCTCTAATATAATGAATACATACAAAGATGTCCTCTTTAGAAGAAAGTGTTCGTCGCTGGGTTCGTTTAGATAATGAAATCAGAGAGAAGAATGAAGAAATGAAACAACTCCGCGAACAGCGAACGGAAATGATGGTTTCTCTTCATAATCATTTAGAAGAAAGAAATATGAAACACGCTACCATCGAGATTAACAATGGAACCTTGAAACTTCAACAAATGAAAGTCCAAGCCCCTATCACCTATAAATTTCTACATCAAGTATTGGAAAGTTATATTCAAGAAGGTCGTCCCATGGATGCGGATGAAATGATCAAATACATTAAACAAGCACGAGAATATAAATATGTAAATGATATTAGAAGAACATATAAATAAAAACTTAAAAAAGTGTGTATATATTTTAATTATAATGTCGTTTTTCGAGTTCAATAACTTATCTTCCACCTATATTTGTAGTGTGTGTAATCCCCTTCCTTATGTAGGGAGAGAATATGAAAAAGAACCTTTTCACTATTATGATGAGGAGAGTAGTGATGCGAGAATAAAGTATATTACCGAAGTTCAGAACTGGTTACAACAAACAGATCAATACGGAATAAGTAATAGACAACGTTGTTCTCTCTTCTATCGTTCTTTACTGGATCAAATATATAAATTAAATTATAATATAAAGAACATAAATCAGTTTAAAGAAGATATCATACACTATCTATATAGTTTATCGGATTTAGATCGCAATGGAGAACCAAGAAGAGTACGTATCAAATAAGATCGCATCTTATGAGGAGGAACATGAACCCAATGAGACGCATTATGATNAAGAAGACTTGAATTTATTAGAACAAATACAACCCTTTACAGTAAGAGATTATATGTCCTATGACAAAACACGAGAACTTTTAGATAATGAATGGAGAAACACATTCGACACCAAACTCACACCTTTAATCGAACAAACTTTCGTAGAGTGTCAAGAGAGAAATCGTGAATCGACGTTTCTATATAAGGCACAAGACCCACATCTTACTGACCTTATTGAATTAATCCGTTTTCACACTGTAAGAGAATATGATGTGGATTTCTTCAAAAAGTATCCTAAATATACACGTTCTTTCTTGGAGTATTTAGATAAACAAATAAAATAATTATATGCGTATATAGTATATAATTATGATTGATGTATGTGTCGGTTATGTTGCCGTGATTGATAAGAAGTATGCGGTTCCACTTGGGATTGCGTGTTCTAATTATGATTCATTAGAAAGTATGGAGAAAGATCTTGAAGATGTTGAATTGGACGAAACCTTCGATTATTCCGATTTACGATATGATGTTGAAGATATGGAGGGGATGATCGAAGACGATACAATGAATGAATTTCTTGAATTGTCTTCTTATAAAAAGAAGGAAAAACGGAAGAGAAATACAAAAAAGAAATATCCTAAAAAGATACACAAGAAAACACGAAGAAGACATTAAACCACATTCCATGAATTCTTATTGAAAGGTGACAAACGGATTTCATGGATCTTATCTTTAAAGTATTGGACGCGTTGTTCTAATTCTTTATCCTTTTTTGTCTTCGGATACAAAGGCATATTTTCCATATGAACCATCTCTTTACTTGTCATAGATGGTTTATAACCAAAACAATTTACACCAAATCGAACATTAGGATTATCAATGTATCCCCCATTAATTCCAGGTCGTCCACAATCATGTTCATGACCCTCTATTTTCTGAAGTTTATCAAATGTCTTCTTCTGAGTAGGGAAAAATGCCATCTGTTGATCGCTCCATCCATAACTACACCACTCTGCACCTTTTTCGTGGGCGTGTTTAATTTCATCGTATGTTGCTAATCGTGCACCATATGCTTGACATATTGCCTTGGAATCCTCAAAAGTATATTTATTATCTGGAATATGAAATACTTCTTTCTTATACCTCTTCTTGGGAGGTTTTGCTTTTTCTTTATATCGATTAATCACATCAATATCAATCTTAGGTGTTGGAGAGAAAATATCTCGGATATTCGCATAAATATCGAGTTTAAAAATATAATTGATAATGTTTGTTGACATCAATACGAAGAAAAGAACCCACAGAAGGATTTCAATAAAAGTAAAAGGTTGAGATATATCACTCGGGGGTTGAGCGGTTCCCATAGAGAACGCTTGTAAATAAGGGTCTGCTTCTGTAATTCCAGTCTCCGTTCCAAGGAAGACCAATACATAACTAAATACAATAATGAATAGCACTAATAAAACCAGCGGGTTTACAGTAATAAATGAACTGAATTTATCAGTTAAAGACATTATATTTCTATGTTGATCCAAAGGATTAATATTCATCTATATATTTTATATTTTATTTTTTTTTACGATAGAATAAACAATACGCGTCTCTTGTAACAATCTTTTCAACAGGTGTTTTCTCAATCGTAGCATCATCAAATAAATACCAATCTTCTCCATTCTTAATATACGCATAATAGTGTCCGGAATGAATGGAACCCGAATGATTACATATACCATACAAATCATATATATGGGTTTCTTTATAATATCCATCTACGAATTCTTCTAAATCAAAATTCTCAAGGGGAATGTCAATATGAGAATAATTCTTGGTGCGTCGATTAGTATATCGTCGAATATCAATCACCAAAATCGTAGGTGTTGTGAAAAAAGTAATTTTCTTATAAACGACTTCTTTCTTCTTCGTTTTTTCGTTATATAACATATTATCATTCTCCAAACATTGTGTTGAAGTGTAAAGTGTAAAACAGTCTTTCAAGGTGATATGTCCCTTCTTTTCTGGAATGGGTACACTTAGAATAAAATAGGGTTCTGGAATAGTATTCATGACCTTATGACTTCCATCATAGATAGTAGAAAGTTGAATACCGAAAAAAAGACGAATAATCTCTGAATATTCTTTTTCATACATTGTTTTAAACATCTTATAACATTTCATTGCAACTTTATCCATATCATTCTTTTCGTCTCCCACAATTGTCATTTTTACTTCTCTCTTCATTCCATTATGAAATTCATTAATAAGAAAGAACAAGAATTCAGAAACATCATTTTGATTATGATGTGCAAAATCATTGTATCCTTTCTCAAGTGCGTATTTTTGGAGATTGGATAAAAAACCACCTGGCGAGATAGTACAATTCTCAGACCACATCAAACGCCGTAATTCATCCCATTCTTTCAAAATAATCTGTTCTTTATTCCCTTGTTTAAATGAAAATGTATCTAAGATATGATTTAATTCATAAGTATGAGACATACATTGTATTATCGTGTTCATGAAACATGTATTTCCTAAATTGACAAGACCAGTCAATCCTTTACTCATGGTTTATATTTAAAAATATAATGATAATCTTTATTATATTTATAATTATATTTAAAGTAATAGTAAATAATATATATAATGCGTCCTCGTAGAACAATGTTTTCAGAGAGAACAAGAGAGATGACATCTCGTAGACAAGAAGTCCAAGATTATCTACGTCTATGTCACGAATATAATCGTGTCTATGATACATTTTTAAGAAATCAATATACACTTATTCAAAATGCGTATCGATTAATTGACAATGTAGAACAACCTACGGAAAGGAGACAAACTACAACAGATCGTATTACAGAAGAATTAACTCGTCTTTTTCCGAGAAGTCAATTTCGCACTTTTACTTTCAATCTGACACCCGATCAGAATATACATACATTATTTAGTAATATGGAAGATGTTCCCGTCGTTCCATCTTCAGAACAAATAAGAAATGCGGTCGAAGAGACTACCTACGCTGAATATAAGAGAGAACGAGATGGAGATCATATTATCGAAAATTGTCCTATTGACTTACATTCTTTTGAAGATACAGATACTATACTACGAATTAAAGAATGCGGTCATATCTTTAAAAAAGAAAATTTATTACAATGGTTCTCAAGAAATACACGTTGTCCTGTATGTAGATATGACATCCGCGAATATTCCAATACAGATATATCCAATAATATCACACCAGAACCCATTAATGATCATACCTATATGAATATTTTCAGAACTCTCTTTCCCGACATCTCTTTCTCCACCGTATCTTCTATGCCACTTTGAATGATCCAATGAATTGTTCTTTCATTTGATTATTTTTTATATCTTTTGATTTTTGTAAATGTTTTTGAAAGAGAATACGTTCAACTTCTTTATTTCGAATTTTCTCCAATTCTTTTGTTAATTTTACTTTATTATTTTTATAATTCCGTATCAATCCATTTTCTTTCCGTTCAAATGCTCGTCGTTGTGTGCTTGGATAATGGCTACTCGGAATATCTTTCAATACAAGAGCAAATAATTGTTGAACGGGTTTCATAATTTGATTGGTAATATAGAATTGATAATCCAATGATACCCCATTTTCTACAATGAAATGAGGATGTTCGATACGATCGCCTTGAAGTTTCACCTTCGTTGGTGTTTGGATATATGCAAACGGAATTCGATCGCCTGGACTAGGTTTATTTCCAGGGTCTCGTTTGGAAATTCGATCTGCCAATACTTTATGTGCGATGGTATTTGGATTCTTGTAGTGTGAATTCAAGGATTTTGTAATGATGAATTTATCCATTGGATATTTCCCACATACAATCTTATCCAAGGAGGTATCAATGAATTTCACCGCCTTTTGAATATCATTGTCTTTCATAAGAATATCAATAATACCACCATAGACATCTTTCACAATCGGCGCATTATCTCGACGTTTCAAGACAATTCCCATCGATTTACGATAACATTTATCAATATCTTCCTCATACAACATCCCTACATATCGCTTTTTCGACAATAAACAGAAAGGCAGGAACGTTTTTTCGTATTCTAAATCGTGAGGTGGTTTTAAATACTTTGTTGCCAGTTGTCCCGCTTCCTTTGCCAATTCAATCGTATGTTTCAACGCCTCTTTCCCCACAATCTTCTTCCCCGTCGTTGGATCCGTCAATTTGAACGACATAAAGACAGAATCCGTATTCTTCACAATCAAGGGAAATCCTACATTGAAGGTTCCATCACTGGTTTCAATATCATAGACATATTCCATAATACGGGAATGTAGAACTTCCATATGAGTAATACGATTATCATATAATCCAATATGGGTCGTGGCTGAATATGGTTTTTCATCACCTTTTCGATATTCCACTTTCATCGGGTATTTTGAGCGTAGTATAAAGGTTGCCAGTTCCTTCTTCGTTTTGAAAGACATTCTCTCTTGTGTATCTTTATGATATTTCAATTGATAAAATTCTTTATCAGGTAATCCAAAGAGAATAGGATTATATAACAACTTCGTGCCTACAACACATTCCGAGGGTTTCAATTTACGTCCTTTATAATCGAGCAAACTATGATCTTCTGTTACATCCACTATTGAATGGGGTGTTTGAACACGATAAATCTTTTTGTTACATTTATGTTTAATAATTCGACGAATAGAACTCCATCCTGATGCGCTCCAGACAAGGTAGCGTTCATTCGCATTATAACTCTGTTTCTTGAATCGACGGTTCGACAAATATGAATCAAACACTTTAAAGTTTTTATAGGACGTCCATTGATGAATGCGTCCATCCCCTAATTCTTTGATGGTTTTCACACATACTTTATGTTCTATTAAATCATATACAATAATAGGTGTATCTCCTAATACACTGTCTCCATAGATATATTCCGCATGTGAATGAACTTTTCCATATTTTGTTTCACAAATTCTATCTCCATAGACATTCTCAATCACTTGTTTTCCATAGAGAAGAAGTTTTCGCCCAATCGCCGTTGTTGAAGCTGCTACATCTTGTTCATAGAAGCTTGATGTCTTCGCACCACATTGTCCGTATAACGAATTTGCTGTTAATTTAATTGCCAATTGACGCTTATCAAGAACATTTTTCATAAAGTCATCATATGTATTCCTCTTTTCCAAAATTGATACTTTCTCAATAATTTTGATCCCATTATCAGTTTTCAAGGTCAATGTATCTTCACTATCCTCCACTTTCAATCCGATATAATCACCAAGATGAGTTTTCACGGTAATGAATTTCGCCTGTGTTCTTGTGTATTTTCGTGCTGCCAACAGATCCTTCAGAATTTTCGGCATAATTGCCAATTCATCATTGGGGAATTGAGCGTATCGACATACTTTCTTTCCTACTTTCATCTTCTCTTCTTTTTGGGTTTCCTCATTAATTAGTTTATCCGAAAGTTCATATTCAATATCGACATACTTATATCCGGATAGATTATCATAGATATAATTTCCATCTTCATCCTTCTCTCCTGTTTCGTGAATAATATTTCCATGATTATCGTATGTTTTCGTCCATACTTTACTATCATGAGAAATGTTTTCACTAATCATTGAAGAAGGGTAGAGAGAACTATAATCCACACACGCTACAGGTTCATTCAAATAAAGACCACATTTCGGTTCCAAGACAATAGCACCCTCATAATCACCGGAATTCTCTTTATCGCGAACTGGAATTAATGTATTCGATTCCAAACATTTTTTCGCAATAAAACTGAATAACTTTATTCCTTGACCACGCATCACGAGGTAGTCAATGGGGACACTACACAAATTACTCATTTCAATAAAACCCGTGATAATATCTATTTTAGAAAGCAAAGACTGAACGAGAACGCAATCCTGAATACAATATTTCGCAACAATACTACGTTCCGCGGAACCCATATTCGTAAGTTCAAAGATCTGTTTGGGAGAAACATCATCCTTTGCCAAACACCAACGCAGTGTTTTCGTTTTATCTGGAGTAATCACTTTATCCAATACAATTACACCATCCTCTTGAATGTCGTGAATATACAACTTCTCACCGTTGTTATAGTATTGTGTAGAATGTCCGATTTCCTCAATATGGATATAATTATGTTTTTTAATACCTACCATATTTTTCGTATTCAATATTGTCTTACCATTTTCTTCATAGTATTTATTAATCTTGTCTCCAATGAAATAACCCGAGACATAATCTAATTTGTAAGATTCCAAATTATATTCACGACGGAAATAATTGAATAAATCAATCTGAACTCTACCCGTCATATTCATATACTTCAAATTGTGTGTTCCACTTGCAATAGTAATGGATTTATTTTCCAAATTATATTCGCCATCATTACAATTCGCACATATCTCATCCTTTACACGAGATAATTTGAGAAATTCGCGCAAACAAGAAACACCAATTTCTTTTGCACGTTCAAACATAAAACTATAATCAAAACCAAAGATATTGTATCCGATAATAATATCCGGATTTTCTCGTTGAATGAGTTTCGTCCACGCAAGTAATACTTCTTCTTCCGTTGAATATTCTTCAATAGTGGAATTCTCAATTGGGTCACATGAGTTTAATACGATACAATGGTTTAAATACGGTTCTTGTTCGCCGTATTTTGTGAAGGTACTTCCAATGAATGTTACTTTATCCCCTTCCACTTCTGGAAGATTATTTTTCAGTATTTTATCCATCTTAATGTGTTTTATATCTACCTTCTCTTTGGAGGATAGAATACTACAAAGTGACCTAGAATATTTTCGAAATAGTCCTTCAATATACGGTGTAATTTCTCTCCTTGTAAGTTTCTTCTTCAAATATATATGTGAAATATGATGATTATGGATCGAGTGGTCGAACGCACAATAAAACAACGATTTCAACTTCTCCTTTTGTTCCTCTTCAGATAAAGAAGAACATTCTTCAATCTTGTCCCAATAATCAAGAAGTTCACTCACAAACTTTGAATATGTCTTTTTCGCAAGAGGAAAATCACCGTGACTACTACTTGCCTCAATATCAAAACTACAAATCTTAAATGGTACATTTTCATCACTTTCATACGGGTTCAAATCTTTATGTTGTATCGTATATTCATACCGCGAAGTTGTAAGTTTATACTCATGTTTATTCAATTTCTTTTTATCAATTTCGACCCATCCACTCGGTTTCACATTTTGAATATGAAAATAACGCAGTAAAGGAGGAATATTTGCCTCATATAATTCCATCTTGAAATTCTTGAATTTAAATCCTTCCTTCTTTAATTTCCGTTCTTCGGTTCCCTTTTTCTCATAGAATAGATTTTTAATTTTATTATATACAATTGTATTATTACATTCTACTTTCAAGAATATATGAAGTGTATTATTGTCGAATCCATATAATTTCTTCTTTTTCACAATCGATATTTTATGAATGGAACTGCTATAATAATTCCCTAATTTATCCGTTAAGACCATTTGAAATTCACGTAGCAAGGATTTATTGAACTTGCCATTAGTTTTAATGTAGAAGAAAGGTTTATAGTCTTCAATATATAAAGTATAAGTACGCCCCTTTTGATCCAGTCCAAAGAACTGCATAATATATTTTTTATTATCTTTATAACATTTTTTCACATCACTGTCATCGCTACTGACATCCTCTTCTTCAACGACTTCGTTGTAATCGTGAAAACTTAGCAACTTGAATTTTACACTCATTGTATATAGAATAGTATGTATAATGAGTATAGTTTTAATTCAATTTTATAAAATTTGACATTCGTTCTTTCCATAAAGGTAGATGACATTCTCTCAAATAGAATTCTCTCGCATTTTTTGACAATTCTTCACGGTGTTCCCACGCGTATTGAATTTTCTTCATAAGATAATCCAAGTCGTTGATTTTTGTATAATCCAACTCGACATAACAATTCTTAGGTACATCCTTATATGTAAATCCAACATTCGTCGCCACCACAACATTTCCACATAGGAAAGCATCCAACGTAGCATACGAATTACCTTCACATAAAGATAATTGTAAGAAAATATCCCGATCTAAATAGAATTGTTGTTTTCTCTCGTTATAATGTTCGTAAGAACCATCTTTTATACGATCATAAGATACATTCAACTTATCAATCTTGAAAAAGGTTTGTTTATTTAATTTCTGAATAATGGAAGCACCTTTTAAATTAGAATTGAAATTTCCGAAAATAATTGGTTTCGCATTGAAGGTTTTTTTATATTTCTTTGGATTTAACTCACTTGTATGGAAAATAAGTGTTTTATCATAAAGTGGATATCGATCAGGAAAGAAACGCTGAAACTCATCACTACAAAACGTACTTATAGATATAATTTTCGTGTTTGACGGTTCTCGTTGAACCAACATTTGCTTCTGTCCATTACAACATAAATTTTTCCAATAGGGATGCCACGTAGGTTCTCGTTCGGCATGAGTTAAGGCACATCCGTGATGAACTAACACAACAGAATATGTATTTGGAATATCACACGCTAAATGATTATCTGTAATCACGAGAGGATTATCTACTTGTTGAAGAAGTTGAAGAAGTTGGACTTTTCTCTCGGGACCTTTGATAAATATACGATGAGGATACAAGAGAGAAAGATGATAATCATATCGAGCAACACCCCCAAAATCTCCTATATCATAGGATCCACAACAATAATGAATAATAGTTTTGTTACAATTCTTATAATTATCTTTCAATTGATTGTAAATTGCGATACATTGTCGTCGCATTTCTCTTTCTTTCTCTTCATCAATACCGGATAAAATATCTTCCAATTGATGGAGGTCACTTTCTTGGATCCGAACAATTGCGTTCTGCCACGGAATACATTCAGGTAAATCCATTGTATCAGAGAGAACAACTGGTATTGAGCCAACTGCCAATGATTCCCAAAAACGGATAGAATTGGAACCACTTCCACTGGGACATAAACTGTATCGACTTCGTAATAAAAGTTCATTATACAATTTACGTTTCTTCACTAATTCCATAGTTTCTTTCATATCACCTTGTGCGTTTTGTGTGTTCGAATACACATGAGAATTGAAAAACCACGTTCCAGTATTGATAATTTTTGAAGAGGGATGTTTCTCTCGTTCAAATATTTTTTTGCGAATCGTAGTCAGATAATTCTCTTGATACCCACCCATAAAAGAATAAAGGTATGGACGCTTACATGTTTCGAAATCCACATTTTGAAAGTCACCATTTCTCTCTGGATCCTCTACATTTACTGCATACAAAGGACACGCAACCAATTTGACACCACCATAATATTCTTCTCCACGATTTTTATGAGGTGTATATAAGACACGAATACCACATTGTTTGAGTAGAGGTATAATCTTCCTAAAATGGATATGTTGACAACAAGTATAATAGTTTCGATTACCATTCAGTTGTTTGGATATATAGGATAAGAGGGTAGATAAATTCACCTTTTTATCAATACAAGTCGCCCAAGGAACACCAACATAATTAGGATGACTTTTATTTTGAAGATAAAATTCTTTTTCCGTAATCACAGGATACTGCCAAAATAAACCAGTATTTTTTAAAAACACTTCTGTGTTGAAAGAATTCATATAATTATATATTTCACATCTTTATATATAAATCTTAAATCTTATATAAGAATTCTTTTCCTTGAATTCCTTTATTTTCCACATTCTTAAAGTGTTTATTAATCTTAGCAATACGTGTATCCTCGCTCGTAGGGAATGAAATAAAATTTCGACAACTAGAACGACAATGAGGAAAATATTCATTAATCACATATGT